AGATACTGCTACAAAAGGAGGAGTAAAAGGAGGAGGTGCTGGTTGTTCAGTAGGACCAGTTACATTAGAAGCATGATTAAATATATTATAAATAAAATTAAAGGGTGGTTTACTCCTAGCCAAAACAAAGATGAGCATCTTGTTTTGTATGAAGATATGCCAGAACCAGATGTTCCAGTTCATGAGGAAGAACCAAAAAAATGTGGTACACACAATAGATATAAAAAAAGTTGTCCAACTTGTAGAGAATTAAGACAAGCAGGAGTTATTTAATGGCAGGATTAAGTGCATCAGGATTAAAAACACAAATTAGAAGTTACACTGAAACAGATTCAAATGTTTTATCAGATAGTGTTTTAGAAAATATTATTTTAAACGCACAATATAGAATATTTAGAGACGTGCCTATTGATGCAGATAGAAAACAACAAACAGGTAATTTAGTTGTTGGTCAAGAAACAATTAATGCTCCAGCAGGAGCAGTTTTTATTAGAGCTATACAAGTTTATGATTCTACTTCTGCTACTACAGGAGCTAACGTATTTTTAGAAAAAAAAGATATTACGTATTTACAAGAATATATTTCATCAACTGAGTCATCTAAAAGAGGAAAACCAAAATATTATGCTATGTTTGGTGGAGCTACAGGAGAATCTGATACTACATCTGGAAGAATGATGTTTGCCCCTGTTCCTGATGCAACTTATTCATTTAGAGTTCACTATAATGCTGCTCCTGCATTATTAGAGAATAATGATACTAATTATATAAGTCTTAACTTTCCAAATGGTCTTTTATATTGTTGTCTATCAGAGGCTTATGGCTTTTTAAAAGGTCCGATAGATATGTTGACTTTATATGAAAATAAATATAAACAAGAGGTACAGAAGTTTGCAATTGAGCAAACTGGCAGAAGAAGACGAGATGATTACACTGATGGAACTGTCAGATTTAAAATTGAGTCATCTTCACCGTAATAGGAGATTAAATTATGGCAATATCATCGGCGATTTGTACAAGTTTCAAACAAGAAATTTTAGTAGGTACACACAATTTTACTGCTTCTAGTGGTGATACTTTTAAGATAGCTTTATATACAAGTTCTGCATCTTTAGGTGCAGGAACCACTGCTTTCTCAGACACAAACGAAATTTCAAATACATCAGGATCTGCGTACAGTTCAGGTGGTGCAACTTTAACAAGTGTTACACCAACGACATCTGGAACAACTGCATTTTGTGATTTTGCAGACGTAAGTTTTACTTCAGCATCTTTCACAGCTAATGGTGCATTAATTTATAATTCTTCACAGTCTAACAAAGCTGTTGCTGTTATCGCTTTTGGTGGTGATAAAACAGTTTCTAGTGGAACATTTACAATTCAATTTCCTACAGCAGACGCATCTAACGCAATCATCAGAATAGCATAGGAGGCCACCCATGTCGGTGACTTCAGGATGGGGCCGGTTAACCTGGGATCAATCTCAATGGAGCGGTTCTACACTTTTAACAACAGGGTGGGGTGCTGAAGATTGGAATAATGGATCTTGGGGTCAGATAAATGATGAAATAATTTTTCCAACAGGTGTATCAGCTAGTTTTTCTATAGGTTCTATTGTTGCTTTTTCTGAACAAGGTTGGGGTAGAGATGATTGGGGTCAAGAACCTTGGGGTGAAAGTTTTGATCCTGTTATTTCAGTAACAGGTTTTGGTTTAACAGCTTCTTTAGGTAATTCAGAAGAATTTAATAAAACAGGTTGGGGAAGATTAACTTGGGGAACTGCGGATTGGGATGAAGCTGCTGACGAGACTGTATCTATAACTGGAGTCGAAGCAACATCTTCTTTAGGAACGGCTGTTCAAGGTATTGGTGTTCCTTTAGAAATGATAGCTAATCCACCTTCAGGGGATCAACTTTTAAAATTTGCAAGAACTAGCCTTGGTAGTCTTACTGTTGTAACAGAAGAGATTGCAGTTGTTACAGGAGTGTCAGCTAGTTTTTCAACTCCGACTTTATCTTACGTAGGAACTTTAGTTGGATGGGGTAGAGATGCTTGGGGTGATAATTCTTGGGGTGAATCTCCTAATCAAGTTTTAAGTATTGTTGGTGTAGATGCAACTACAAGTGTAGGATCAATATCGCCAGCGGATGCAGTTGGCTTATCTGGTCAAGAAGTAACTACAAATATTGGAAGTGTAACTTTTACAATTGATTCAACACCAGCAATTACAGGTCAAGAGGCTTCAGGAAATTTAGGAACACTAGGTTTAGAATTTGGTCCAGCATCTATATCTGGAGTATCCTCTACATTTAACGTGGGCACGCTAGGACTAGAATTTGGTCCAGCAGCCATTACAGGTGTTTCATCAACAGCTAGTGTAGGTGAGTTAACAATTGATGATGCACAAATAATTAATATAACAGGTGTTCAATCTACATCTGCCGTGGGATCTATAGTTCTTGAAATAGGTGTGCCTTTAACAGGTATAGCTGCAACATCTTCAACTGGGTCTATAACTCCAGCAGATGTAATAGGTTTAACTGGATTACAAGCTACTTTTGTAGATCCTACAATTGGAGTACAAGCTTATAAAAACGTTAATACAGGATCAAATGACTCTTACAGTAATGTTGACAGTGGATCAAATACGTCATATAGTGACGAGTCAACAGGATCAAATAGTTCGCTTTCTAATGTTGCAACTGGATCCAATACAAGNTATAGTGACGCTGCATAGGAGATAAAAAATTATGGCATCAACATACACGGGACTAGGTATAGAGCTTCAAGCAACTGGTGAAAATGCCGGTACATGGGGTACTAAAACTAATACAAATTTACAACTTATAGAACAAATTTCAGGTGGTTTTACGCAACAAGCTGTTTCTGATTCAGGAGATACAGATTTATCTGTATCTGATGGGTCTACTGGAGCAACTCTTGCTCACAGAATGATTGAGTTTACAGGAACTATAAGTGCTGGAAGAAATGTAACAATACCAATTGATGTCCAAACTTTTTATTTTTTAAAAAATTCTACAGGTGGTTCTCAAACTGTAACTTTTAAATATGTTTCAGGGTCCGGTGATAGTGTAGCAGTAGCTAGTGGAGCGACTAAAATTGTATTTGCTTCTGCGAACGATGGTACTAACCCTGATATGATTGACATGGGTTTTGGTACAGGCGATGTAACACTTACAGGAACACAAACTTTAACAAATAAAACTTTGACTGCACCTAAAATAGGAACTTCTATTTTAGACACAAATGGTAATGAATTGTTTTTGTTAACAGCAACAGGTTCTGCTGTTAATCAACTTACATATGCTAACGCAGCTGCTGGAAATGCACCATCATTTACGGCTTCTGGAGGAGATAGTAATATTAACATAAATCTGGTACCAAAAGGCACAGGTCAGGTTCAAGCAAATGGATCAGGTTTAGCAACAACAGGAAAAGCTATTGCAATGGCTTTAGTTTTCGGTTAAAAGGAGCACAGGAGAATAAATTATGGCAGCACCAAATCTAGTAAACGTAGCAACGATTACTGCAAAGTCTAAACAAGCAGCTTTAACTACAACATTAACAACTGAGATTCTTGCAAATGCATCATCATCAGGAAAAGTTTTTAAAATTAACAATATTATTATCGCAAACATTGATGGCTCATCAGCCGTAGATGTTTCAGTTTTTATAACTAAAAGTGGTGGTTCACCTATCGCTATCGCAAGCACAATATCTACACCTGCAGATGCAACTTTAGTAGTTGTAGATAAAAACACAGCTCTTTATTTAGAAGAAGGAGACAACATTGAGGCTGGTGCTAGCGCAAACTCAGACGCAACTATCACCATAAACTACGAAGAGTTAAGCTAGGAGGTATAGATGCCATCTAACGGCGGAGTTATAGGACCAACAATAGAACCTGCAACAGGGACATCAGAAAATATAACATCATTTACTTCTGATGGTACATTCACAGCTCAATCAAATCAAACTTCAGCTACAGTTTTATTAGTAGCAGGAGGCGGTGGAGGCGGACCTACGGGGTCAAATGAAGCTGGCGCTGGAGGCGGCGGAGCAGGAGGGTTTCGAGTTTTAACTGGACATCCACTCCCTGCATCATCAGTTTCTGTGACAGTCGGAGCTGGAGGTGGCGCTGGTGCTAAAGGAAACAATTCTACATTTGCCTCAGATACACCTATATCGGCAACAGCTGGTGGTAAAGGTGGAGGAGCAGAGTCAGGCGGAACAGACATGAACGGAGGTTCAGGAGGTGGAAAAGGAAATTTAGGTGGAGGATCAAACCCAGGAAACCCACCAATCAATTCAGGATCAGGAAACGCTGGAGGTTATTCTCCACCAGAAGGAAATCAAGGTGGAAATACTGGCGGAGGACCAATTTATGGTGGAGGCGGTGGCGGAGGCGCTGGAGCACAAGGTGGGGATGGACCAGCTTATCCAAATAATGCAGGAGCAGGAACTGCTTCAGATGTAAGAAGCCCAACTGCATCACCATCACCTGTAACTTATTCTACTGGTGGAATATCTGGAAGATTTCCAGCAAGTGGAGGAGGATCATCAGGAAGTGCTAATACTGGAAACGGTGGTGGAGGAGCTAATTGCACAATTCCACAAGGAAATGGTGGAGGAGCAGGTGGATCAGGTATTGTTGTAGTTAAAGAAGTTGCATTACCAGGCGGAGCTTCAGGAGTTTGGTCAATGGCTGATGTTGTAAAATATGAAAAAGAAGGGACATGGCCTACATAGGAAAATTAAATTATGGCACACTTTGCAGAAATTAGATCAGATAATAATACAGTTTTAAGAGTTGTTGTTAAAAGCAATTCAGATATTGACGCTAATGGTGGAGACTTATCTGCTGAAGCTGAAACATGGGTTACTAACAATACTCCTAACGATCCTTTAATAAAAGAAGAATTAGGCGGAACTTATCCTGATACTTATTGGAAACAAACATCTTATAACAATAGTTTTAGACAAGTATATGCTGGACCAGGATATACTTATGATTCATCAATTGATAAATTTATACCACCAAAACCACACGATAATTGGGTGTGGGATGAAACAAATTGGAGATGGAAACCACCTGTTGATGTGCCAACTGAACCAGGCCCTTGGAGATGGAATCAAGAAGAAAACACGTGGGAAAATATAAGAGGTATTTAAAAATACAATTAGAAAGAAAAAATGCATTATGAAAATTATTACTGGTACTTTGATAGAGCTGTGCCAGAAAAAGTCTGTGATGATATTATAAAACTTGGAAATCTTAAACAAGAACAGATAGCATTAACAGGAAACATAGAAGGTACAGATAAAAAAGAATATAAAAATTTAACAGAAGAAGAAAAAAAAGATTTAAAAAGCAAGAGAGATTCAAACATAGCATGGATAAATGACCAGTGGGTTTATGATGAAATCTTTCCTTATATAAGAACTGCAAATAAAAATTCAGGTTGGAATTTTCAATGGGATTGGGCAGAGAGTTGTCAGTTTACCAAATATAAACTAAATCAATACTATGGTTGGCATCAAGACTCTTGGGATAAAATATATACAGATAAAGAAAATAAAAATTTAAATGGTAAAATTAGAAAATTATCTGTTACGGTAAATTTAACAGAGGGTGATGAGTATGAAGGTGGTGATTTAATGTTTGATTTAAGTAATCCAGATAATAAAAATAATATTTTAACAGCTAAAGAAGCTAAAAATAAAGGATCAATTATAGTTTTTCCATCTTTTAATTGGCATCAAGTTTCTCCTATAACTAAAGGAATAAGATATAGTTTAGTTATTTGGTGTTGCGGAAAGCCTTACCTATAAAATGTTAGTAAAAGAATATTGGATAAAAGATCAAAATTACATAAATTCTTTAAT